CCGCCGAGATAGGTATCCCTGATGTCAAGGTGGTTCTCAAGCCATGTCCGCTCAAGCTGTCGCATGTTCTGTGCCGCCTCTTGTGGCACGATGTTGCGCCTGGCCGCGCGCCACAACCCGAACTCACGGATTGGCACCTCAACCGGGTCAAGCGGCGAAATACGCACACCGAAGTCCACCAAGCCAGAAGCAACATTGAAAGGAACGGAGCCAGGATCGAATACCTGGATGGCAGCTACCCGACCAAGGCTCGTCGGTGAGTAATAGGTCACACCGTTCACGGTCTTGGACAACAGCGTGGACTCCGCAATCCGCGTGTAGTCCTGCGTGATTGGCGTGCCGTATTCGTTAGCCGACCAGATCTGTGCTTCGGCTACGGCATCGGGATAGGACACGCCTTCCTTCACGGCCTGGGCAATACGCGCCGCTACGCCTGGTTGCTCGAGGGGGTCCGTGGACTGGGGAAACCAGCCATTGCCCCAGTTGACGGGATTGCCCTTGGCCCACTCTCGAGCCGACCGGGAAATCCACGTTCCACCGGAACGACGCCACGCATCGACAAAGGGCTCGTCGTACTCGGTCATTCTGGTGAGAGTCCGCAGGCCGTAGTTGAGCGTAGACGCCTGCCACATTGATTCTGCAATGCCGGTCCCAACGCGGGTAACGGCACGGGCCTTGGAGATGAGTGACGTATCCTGCTCAACCTGATCCCGCTGCGCGAGGTCGCCAATCCACGGCGTACCTTCCCAGTCCACGCCGGTCATTGCCACGCCGGTTGCGACAGAGGCCGACATGGTTGGATAGGTTCGCGTGAGTTTCGTGAGCGATTCAGCCGTCTGAGCGTTCACGAGAGGCGCGTAGGACATCTTCTCGTAGAGATACCTTGCAAGCCTCGCATTCTCGTTTTCGCGTTTCGCGGGATCGTACATTATCGATTCATCAGTCCCATGATGTAGGGGTCGGGCCAGAGCTTGACGATCTCCTCGATGATCATGTCGGTGTCCTTGCCGGCATACTCACCCTGGGTCTCGGGGCGCATGGGCATCATGCCCGTGGTGATTGGTTCGTTGGGTCGTTCGGTCGGTCCAAAGAGGCTCGTCGGCGGCGCACCAGCTCCCGCGCCAGGTTGGGGTGCATGAGCTCGAGCTCCTCCAACGGGCACCGGGGCTGCCGCCGCCTGTTCCTCGATCGCTTTTCGATCTCCATAGCCCCCACCAGGAGCTGCCATGTTGGCAGTACCTCGCCGGTCGGCCGGTCCTCCATCGGTTCGCTGCGAGAATCGTCCCGGTCCAGAGGCCGGCGCGGGTCGTGCGGGAGTGCGGGCTCCTCCACGCGTGGTCATTGAACCGGCGTGAAGGCTGCGGACAGCGTTGCCGTCTCGGTCGAGGCGCAGACGGCATGGACCGCTTCACCCTTTTCGAGCACGAGCTCCACTGTCCCACCGCTCGGGATCGCAAGTCCAGTCGTCGCCGCCACGCCGGAAGCGCCGATGAACGCAGTATTGGTGCCTGCGTTGTAGATCGTCGCCCTGACCCGGCCGGGGCTCGTGAACTTGAGCGCCGATGAATCGGTGACGGATGCTTGCGCGGTAATCATTCGTCTTCATCCTCCTGTGTGGGGAACTCATCCATCTCCTGCGTGTCATCCTCCTCGGCCGCAATGGCCGGTGCATCGGCCACGATGGAGCCAGGGCCCTGGCCCTCGGAGTCGGTGTGAGCCGGAATCGAGGCCGAGTCCGAAATGACCGGGCCGGTACGGAACTCACGTTCCTTGAACTCGACGCCCTCGAGCTTGGGGGTCGGCTCGAAGCACTTGTAGCCGGGGCAGATCGAACGGGTGGCGTTGTACTCGGTTCCGCAGTTGCGGCACACGATGACGGGATAGCGTTGCATGGTCTCTCCTCTATCGGTTCACGGCAACGGTTTGAGCCCCGCCGCCTTCGGCTTCCATCTGGGCCAGGATGGTCTGGATTGGAGGTGCCGGACCTTCGGGTACCGGACCACCGGGGCCCATGCCGGGAGCTCCAAGCCCCTGAGCCATCGCCACCTCCTCGGGTGACATCTGTGGCTCCTCTGGGGTGTAGAACTTGATGAGCGTCTCCTTGGCCGTTCCCGGCTTCGTGTAGAGCTCGACCAATGCCATCTCGGCCTTGGTGTCGCCCTGCACACTCTTTTGCGACAGCAGCCCGATGAGCTGGATCTCGGCTTCATCTTGGAGCACGCGCTCGTTGATGAGCTCGATCGACTCGTCGGCCAGGCCGTCGATGTTGTTCTGGAAGGTGCGCCGGTCGATCACGCGCGCACCGAGGAGCTGCAACCCGGCGAGGATCTTGGAGGTCTCATCAAAGGTCGCCATCGCTCCGTAGACGCGCTTGGTGCGATAGTCGCCTGCGATGTCCTTGGCCGGCGTATACATCTCCTCGTTCGCCTTCGACCCCTCGTACCAGAAGACCTTGCGTTGAAGGTTCGGGTGCATGACGTCATCCCACTCGAGCCGCTTGCGGTCGATGAGCTGCTGGCTGTGCTTGAACGCCATGTGGTACTCAGCGATGTTGTTGTTGAATGCCGAGCCGAGGTTCTTGATGCCCTCGCCCGTGGCGAAACTGTTGGGCGAGATCCCATCCTGGCCGACGTCGTACTGCCCGACGATGCGCATCTGGCGCTCGAGGACGTTGATGGCCTGGAAGGTCTGTTGGATGAGGTCGCCCGTAGGGCGCTCGACGCGAGCTCCGGCCTGAAAGAAGTTGATCGCCTCACGGCCGGTGCGGTACTCGTCCGAATCCATCTCACCGAACACGTTGGTTTCGCGGAAGTTGGAGTCCTCCGTGGCAATCATGCCGAGGAGGTTGAGCTTCGCTGACTGGGCGAGCAGCCCGATGACATGCGTGTACTGGGACTTGAGCGCATCGAAGCTGAATCGTTTGGTGAGCACGAACGCCGGTTCCGACAGGGGGTTGGGAATGAAGGTGAGGACATCCTGCGTCTCACGACAAATGATGTACGTCCCTTCCGGGTTCATGTACTCGATGATCTCGACATCGCCCCGTCCCTCCCAATCGCCGCCGAGGTAGACGACGCCGCTGCGTCCCAGATCCTTGCGCGGGCTCAGGCCGGGAAAGACCTTCTTGAGCCGGTCGTAGGGAATCTTGCGGATGGTTGCGATCTCGGTCGGTTGCTGGTCGGGGCCCCAGAAGCCGGGGTAGCAGTCGTAGGGATCACGGAGCTCGGCCACCGGGAAGACGTAATCCTGGATCTTGCGCTCCTTGATGACATGGACGGCGAAGCCGTAGCCCGGCACCCATCGGCCCATCTGTGGGTACTGCAATTCCATGCGGCCCATCTCGTCCCAGGCATTGACGATACGGGAACGTTTCTCGGCGCGGTCGCGGGCGGTGTCATTGTCCTTGATCGGGACATGCTCCATCTTGAGGATGGGCATCTTCCCGACACGCTGAGCGAGCCGCTCGAGACCGGACCAGACGATATTGGCCGTGGGAAGGTCAACGTCGAGATCTTCGAGATCCGTTTCGGGCCCGTCGATGCCCCAGCCGAGCACAGCCTGGACACCCTCTACCCCACCGTTCATGATGGCGCGAATGCGCCGCCGTTCGGTGAGATCGTGTGACGTCTTGAGCGCATCCGCTCGATCCAGTATCTCTCCGAAGGTCATGCTGGGTGCAACGATCATCGTCGGGCTCTCCCTGGGTACGAGGTGCGGCGAAAGGTGTTGGTCGAACGCATCTTAGGGTATCCCTTCTCGCGGTGTCCGGCAATACGGTCCTGGTGTCGGTCCCGGCGCATCCAGCGGACGATGCGCGGGAAGGGGAACCACGACGCCATCTTGACGTCGGACTTGCCCTTCGAGCGCCCAACGCCGTCCGTCGTCCAGAGCTCGAGCTGCCGCAGGAGCACATTGACCTTGGTGCGCGCCCGTGTGGTTCCGTACGGGAGGTCGATACTCCCGTCATGGTAGAACGGGGCCATCGAGCTGATTCCCAGTTCGGGGTCTTGCTTGTTCTTGCCAGTGGTGTGGTCCTTGACGTTCAGGCCGAGCTCGCGCTTGAGCGCGATGAGCCGTGGGTCAAGGAAGAACTCGAGCTGCTGTGAGTTGTCCTCGTAGAACCAATCGGTCAGCCCGTAGAGGTCGTACCACTCCTGCATGATGCGGAGCGCCCCGGCGAACCCCCCGCCCTCCTGCGTCTCGATGTCCACGAGATTGAGCATCCCGTTGGCATAGTGCCAGAGCACGGCAGCCTGCGTCCCGCGCGAGGCCGGGTCGAGGCCGGCCACGAGCTTGCCGGCCGGCAGCTCCTCGAGGCCGAGATCTCGAGACCAGTTCAGAGCGTTCTCCTTGATCTGCTCCATGTTGAAGACGACGCCCTCGGTGGGAATGGGGCGGTTGAGGTACCGCATCTCGAAGATTCCCGGCAGCCCGAGGTCGTCCATCTCGACCTGCTTCTCCATGAGCCACTCGTAGTCGTTGACCTCGGGGAACATCATGCAGTCAGTGTGGAGATCGGGATCGTTCGGGTCTGCGCCACACGACTCGTCATGCGCCGAGTACACGACGTAGCGCCATCTCGTCTTGTCGCCGGACTTCATGAGGTAGTTGGGGATGTCGTCGGGATGATTCCTCGAGCCGATGTAGATCCAGGCGGTGCGCTTCATCTTGCGAGACCCGATCTCAGCGAACTTCGTCCTCGAGTACTCGCGCTGGCCGGGCTCACGCACGGTATCGAGATCCTCGAGGTCGTCCACGATCAGCCAGTCCACATCACGGCTGAGGATCTTGGAGGTACGGCCCAACGCAAGGAGCGACGACGACTTCGCGCCGATGTGGCTCTGCTGCTTGACCTTGATCTCCTTGGAGGACCACGGCCGGTCCATGTTCCGTGGAGGCCGGAAGGTCTCGTCCGGCCCGAGAGCGGCGGTGATGAGCTCCTCGTGATTCTGCAAGTAGTCCTTCACGGCCCCGAGCATCAGCTTCGCGACGTCAGTGTTGGCGCACACCCACATGATGCGTAGATTGGGGTCCATGATGATGAGCCAGAGGACGAACCTGATCAGGATCTCGGACTTCCCATGACGGGGCGGCGAGAGGATCATTTGCTTGCCGCCCGTGGCGAAGGCGACCAGGAGCAGACGGACCCACTTGATGTGGAAGGGCTTATAGATGACTCGTTCGCCCTCCAACCGGCACCACCGACGCGCGAACACCACATGGGCACGGACCAGATAATCGAGCAGATCCTCAAACCGCTCAGACTCCCGGCCCTTCTTGGTCTTGCCGAGCTCGCGGAGCTCGTGGAGTAGATCCGCAGGGAGCATGGCGTCCATGAACTTCGACCGCTGCCACTTCCCCCTGTTCTCCTCACGCTTCCGTCGCCACACCCACGCACGGAACGCCCTCGAGAACGCCGCCTCGGTCACACTGATCAGCTCAGCCCCCTGGGCCTGGGTCAGATCCCCGGCAAGCACCGCCTCGCCAACGCCCGTGGACTCGATGCGATCCACGGTCTCCCCTGAGCGGAGTTTCCCATCCTGAATGTCAGCATCAGCCGACATGACATCGAGCATCTCCGCAGCCCTGGCCTTCCGGCCCTTCCGCTTGAGATACGCCCGGCGATCCGTGACGTAGTTCTTGCACTTGGTCGAACAGTAGAGCCGATTCGGGTTCGCATCCGCACCGATGTACTGATCGCACCGGGGATTGGCACACGCCTTCCCCTTCGGTGACGCATCGTACTTCGGCCCCCCATACCGATGCTCATCGCAATACTTCCGGCGATGATGGTCTTTCACGAATTCGGCTTCACACCCAGGTTTCGCACAAATCACAGCCAATACCCTACCTCACCGAAGGCTGTTCGTCACATGACCGTGGAAGACGAAACCTGTGCGGACCCCTTGCTTCGATTTGACAACTCCTACTAGACTGCCGGGCAGAGGGCCCTCATGCAAGGGCCCCTCACCAAGAGGGTAGGAGGAGAAACCTCCCGAAACCCTTGAAAACCAAGGCTTACCAGATACGTTCAG